CTAATCTTCTACCAAATACTGTTACAAATAATGTATTAACAAGTGACAGTAATGGACTTTCGATTGTACCTGAAGTAACACCTTTAACTGGACCTTTTGCCGTTACAACAATCTGTGATTCAATATCAACTTGACCTGTAAAATAAAAACCTGATGTGTGCATTGTCTTTTTAAATGCGTCACGCCATCTTGCGATTGATTGTCCAACTTTAATTACATAAGAGTAATCTTGATAATATAAACTATCTTGAATTCTCATTGTTGTTTCTGAAACTTTACCTCGTTCACTAATAAATGCACCATCTGTGTCTGATACAGAAACCACATTTACTGAAGCTGTAGATATATCTAATTTTTTAAGTTTGCATGTTCCACCTGAACTTGATGTAATTGTTTCATCTATTGCAAATGTTCCTGATACCGATTTAATTCTTAATAAACCTCTATTACTATCAAAATCTGATATTGTACCTGTAGCGCCTGAAGTACCACCTGAAACTGTAGTGTTACTTACGAATGAACCTAAAATACTTGTTACAATCATGTTGTTAAAGAAACCTAAAACCGGAGGTGTAGGTGATTCTTCGTAACTTCTACCTAATGAAACGGTTTTTAATTTAACAATTTTACCTATCTCATCACCATATGCTTTTACAATTGCACTTGAACCTGTTGATGATGTAACTGTAACTGTGGGTAATGATGTATATTGTCCACCACCGTTTGTTAAAAATATTTCCTCAATAGTTTGTAAGTCAGTAAATTTTTCTTGCATGAGGACTTTACCCTCATATGCGTCACCTCTTGTAGTTTCATCTTCTAAAATAATTCTATCTTCAACACCTGTAGCCGCATCCGTGTTTCCGTTTTGGTCTGCAATACCGCCGTTTATGACTTTAACAAATCCAGCTGCATTGTTACCACTTGTTCCTGTGTTTACAAAAGTCAATGCGTCACCTACTTCATAACCAGTACCTTTATTGTCTATTACAATCTCTGTAACTTTTCCTGGTCCTATATCTTCAATTTGAAATAATGCACCCTCGCCACCGGCAGTCAATGTTATTGTGTCGGTAGTTTTGTTTAATGAACCATCATTTGTAATATTTTTTGTACCAGGTATACCTGTAACATTTGCTTTAATAAAGTAATCATCTGTGTCATTAGTTGTACCTTGTACTTCTTCTCCTACTGTAAATGTTCCTTGAATACTATCTGCATTTAAAATTAATTGTGTAACAGTTGACGCACCAATTTGAAAAGTAGATGTATTTTCTACGATAGCAGTTGCGTTTGAAGTTTGACCTGTAATTGTACGGCCAATTAATAAAGTTGCGTTACCTACTGAAGCAATAACTCTTAAAACTTTTAATGAATCAAATTGACCATCTGAAGCTTTAAGCATTTGTTCTCTAGGATATATTGTTTCTGAAGTTTCACCAAACAATATTCTAAAAAACATTTCGTGGCCACGAACTGAACCTTTTGACCTATAAAGTGATTTGATATTCTTAATTAGTTTTCTTCTATCAACACTAGCAGCTAAATTTTCTGGTAATGTTGCTAAAAACTCATCTCTCATTTGAGTTAAGAAATGATTTATAACTTTGTCAGGATCCCTAAAGTTAATTAAGTCTGTAATGTTATTTACAGGATTTGGTCTATAATTTGTTATGTTTGCTTGAGCGCCTGAACTTGCACCAACAATAACCTCAGTATCAATAAATTTATCTTGTGCTGATATGATTAATCTATTGTTTGCAATGTCTTCGACTAAAACTGTTGCTGTTGCTTTTGATGTTTGACCTGTAACTACTTCACCTCTAGTAAATTTACCGTAAGTAGATTCTTCTAAAAGTATTTTATCACCGGCGTCTAGTAATGTTCTAGCCGTATCTTTTCGACTAGAGTTTAAAACTAAATTATTTGTTTGACCTGTTTCTGATTGAAGTAGAATACCATCTGTACCCTCAATCGTGTCTATGGATAATTCTGCTGATTCTAAAAGTTGATAATAGACTTTAAGAAAATCGGCAAACTTAGGGTGGTCAGCAACGACAAATTCTGGAAGTTGGCTGTTAAGTATTGTTGAAATTTTATCATTAAATTTTGCCATTTGTCATTAATAACTTGATGTTGTTGTGTAGCCTACACCAGCATCAGCTGAGCCTCCTACAAATGTGTCTGCTGTAACTGTAATACCTGAGTTAGCTACATCTAATTCTACAATTTGGTCTCTTACAGGAACAATATCATTTGAATCAGGTGTAACAGTTAACTCTACAACTGTTGAAGTTGCACCTCTAATATTAGAAATAGAAGCAACATTTAAAGAATTCAATGTAATTTCTCCGTTAGAATAATTAATTGTACCTTGTGTTTCATTTGAGTATGTTCTAATACCTGAAGCAAGATAATATCTTCTCACATTGCCTGAACCATCATCATCTAAAAATTGTTCTAAGTCACTTCCAGTTACTTTAAATCCTGTTGAAGATAAAATACCACCAGCTGCCATATTGTGTCCTGTGTGTGGATTAAATACAGCATTTCTAAAGTAAATATTATATTTTTGTGATGACGCTAAAGATGGAGTAAAAGATTTTCTAATTTTTACATTTGTAATATTAGATAAAATACTTGTATCTACACTATCAATCAATCCTGTCAATTTTGAGTGTCGATATATTGAATCAAATTTTTGTAATGTATTTGTATTGTAATTTGTAATAGCTGTAATAATTTCTGATTTCAAAGTATCACTTGACTTTGTTGTTGTTGATGTATTATATTTAACAGTTGATGTTAATAATACCGAAGTTGTTTCAGGATCCACAATTTGAGGAGATACTGAAGCCACATTATATGGTTTTAATTTATTTACAATGTCTTGTTTAGTAGTTTCTGTAAGTGTTGAACCTGAAGCAGCTTTAATACCAATCTTTACAATACCATATCTTGGCGTTTCATCATCTTCTCCACCCCATGCACTTACTGATAATGCATTTGGATAAATTGATTTTACCAAAGTTTCATAGTCTGTTGTTGTTACTGCTCTCTCTTGAGCTGCATATTGTAAAGGTGCATTTAATCTAATTGATTCATCTGTTTCACCTGAAGCTCCACCTTGAGAAGATGATACAGTAGAAATTGTTACATCTGTAAAACCTCCAATATTACCTGATAAGGCAAATGCACTTGCTCCGTTTGAGTCTTCAATATTTGTAACAATGTATTCTAATATAATAATATTACCGTCTAGTAATGATTTACCATTTACACCATCACCAAAATAAATTTCGTATTTACCGTCTTGGCCTTCTTGTATGAAATAAACCTTAGATGTTGATGTTACATTATTATAACCACCAGCTAATGAATATGTTTCTGTTGTTGAATCACTTGAACTATTTTGAACTTTTACTAATAGTGTAGAAGTATCAGCACTAGCACTTGGTATAATAAACTTTTGGTCGACATCTGTACTGTCAACTGTATATTTAAATGTTACTAGTGTACCCTCATAGATAGGTAAACTATCAAACTTGTAGATACCTGATGATGGTGTAATTGTAACATCTGAATTTGTTACATACTGATATGAAGTGTCATCAACACTTGTAGTAAATACAGTACCCTTGTTCATGGTCACACTTGTGCCTGTTGCATTATTTAAAGTAACATCAATAGACGCCAAAGGAGCTCTAGGTGATGAAGGCGTATAACCAATCATCTTCGCTAATGATACAATATTATTTCTTATGTCAGCACTATCAAGATACAACTCGTTAGTTGACATGTTTGCTAGATAAGCAAGGTAATGTGTATTGTAAGATAAAATATCTAAAAGAATATTTAAAGAACTACCTTCAAAGTCATAGTCTTGAAATTGAGTTTGACCTTGTAAAAAAGATTTTAGATTTGTTTTGATTGCGTCAAAATCGTAATCTGAAACAACTAACTTATGTTTAGACATTTATTATCTTACCCTCTGTAAAAATGTTTGTACAACTTGTGGACCTGAAACACCAACAATATAAAAATAAATATCTACAACTAATCTATTATTATCTTGGTCATCATCAACAGCAACATTTTGTAATTCTATTCTTGGTTCATAGTTAATTAAAACTTCTTCTATTTTTCTTTGTAAAAAAACTCTGGTCATAGGTGTAAAAGGTTCAAACAATAACTCTCTTATACCACAACCTAATTCTGGTTGAAAAGGTCTCTCATAAAAATTAGTTTGTATTAAATTTCTTACTGACCTTTTGATAGCAATAACATCTTCAACCACATTTACATCATTTGTAACTGCGTTTCTGTCAAAGTCTAAGTCAATATCTCTAAATGGTCTGGAGTTTCTTGTACTTTTACTTTGTGTTTGTGAATCATAGACTGCCATACGGATATTTATAAGGTTTTTCTAACCGTTTGCAAAAACATTACCAGAACCACTAGTCATAGCACCAGCGTCTGTACTATCGCCAATTCTTGCAACTGCTAATCCCTCTACAAATACATTTGGTGAACCTGCATTTACATTGGCTACATGAGGCGCACAAGGTGGCGCTGGCGGAAAAGGGTGTGATACAGTAGGGTCACTNACTCTTGCAATCAATATACTGTTTGCAAAACATGTACCTTGTCCTGGTGTATCTAATGTTGTCGTACTGGCACAAATATGACCAGTAGATAAACTATCACCTTTTCTACTAACGGCTGGCATTTTTAGCTTTTAAGGCCTCTCTTCTCTGTTCTTGTAAAATTGACTGTCTTAATTTTCTACCAATAGGTATTATAATAGAATGGCACATCTCTTTGCCTTTTTTACTGATATACTCGACACTTATCATTTTATCTTTAAAATCACCTTGTACAGCTCGTGTTGCTTTCTTCAAACTAATCTCTTCTTTTTCTTTTTCAACACCATCTGCGTTCCAAAACTTAAATAATCTCATTTTTTTCATAATTTCCTTTTCTGATTATTTATATTAGAAATCACAAGTCATTTTTCCTGCTTTATATTCAGTTTCGGTTATATTTTGTGAATTTTTTACGACTGATTCGCCGATTCGCTCATAATCCGGCGATAATTTGCAATTTTTAACAGTTTTTGAGCATCCTGACGCTAAAAAGAACATTGATAGAACAAAAAAAATTAAATAGCGTTGATTTATAAGGGTTTTTTTATGCATTTTTTTGAAAAAAAGTGAATTTAGTGCTTGACTTTACTATTTATCTAGTGTAGGATGTATCCATAATGAAAAACAAAAAGGAAAACACTATGAAAACAATGATAAACACTTTTGGCGCTCTATTAATTGTAATTGGTATAATGATGATGGCTGGTTCTGGTGGTGATTGTGACGGAAAATGTATGGAATATGCAAATTCACTTGGTGACACTATTATGTACGCTTGTATGGGTCTAGTAATGACAATTACTGGTGGTTTTATTGCAATAAAAAGTAATTAATTTGAAAATAACGCTTGCCTTATAGCGAATCATCTGATATAATATACACATAAACACTAAAGAAGGACACTAAACTATGACTACTGTAAACAAAACTGCCGAATCACTTGAAGAAGGTATCACTAATCTAATGAATGGTGCCAAAGAAGATTATCATAAATGGTCTTCACACGGTAAAGAACAAATTTCATCTTATATGCAAGAACAACTTGCTAAATGGGACGATTCAATTTCAATCAGAGAAGGAAAGAAATACATTAAGATTGTACGAGATAATTCTGTCTTTGCTTTTATCTGTAAAACTGATTTTAAACATTTTAAGATAGGAGATATATTGAAGCCTGCTGGTTTTAATGCACCTGCCTTAAATCAACCCCGAGGAAATGTACTGAGTGGTAACTATGCCATTCGTTGGACTGGACCTCTTTACTTAAACTAATAAAGGACTATATTATGAAAAATGTGAAAACTGAAATACAAAAAATGAACCTTGCTCAACTTAACGACCTTTCTGATTTTATATCACAAATGAAAGTTATGTTGGTAAAGCAACTCTATCTGTAGGACAAAAAGTATTTGTTGTTCAAAAGACAAAGAAAACTCCTGGTACTATTACCAAAATCAATCAGACTAAGTGTGTTGTTGACATGCTAGGCCGTAGTTATCGTGTGCCTATGTCAATGTTAGAAGCCGCTTAAAACAAACTGCCCTTAGCTCAGCTGGATTAGAGCAACAGCCTTCTAAGCTGTAGGTCCCAGGTTCGAGTCCTGGAGGGCAGGCCAATTACCGGAGTGTAGCGCAGCCTGGTAGCGCATATCGTTTGGGACGATAGGGTCGTAGGTTCGAATCCTACCACTCCGACCAATTTAGTTGTAAGCCTCCTTGGTGGAAATGGTAGACACAACAGACTTAAAATCTGTGGCTTTTAAGCGTGCTGGTTCAAGTCCGGCAGGAGGCACCAAATTTATATTATGATAACAACATGGAGGATAAAATGATTTAGTTGCTAATCACAGCAAACAACAACAGATAGGAGAACAAAGCAGTTGTGCGTAAGTCGTATATTCGTGGCCTGTAAGTCTTTGGAAGGAGGGAATTGCATCCCTC